CCCACTATTTCGGTGTTGATTTTGTCGGTTGTGAGTTGGATAAAGACTATTTTGATGCGGCTAAAGCGCGTTTTGATATGGCCACGAAACAACTGGCTATGAGTATCTAACTAAAAAGCTAATTCGTAACTACTTAGCGATGGTTTGCAGCATTGCATAAATAGATGAGTAGTTATCGAATTGAGCGAGAGTTAGAACCATTTTAACGATGAATTATAGGTTGCTGCACCTTTTTAGCAGTGGAGAATGAATGATGAGCATTAGCATTAACGTTAATCCTGAAAACGAAAACAAAACCGTAAATTTAACACTTACAGGCCGCCAATTAGAGGCTATTTGTGGCGCAATGGATATTGTTGGTATTGAATTAGCAGAGCAAAAAGATGCTTATTTGCCAATTCACAATAACGCGCATGAGGTAATTATTGCGGCATTAGAATCTAATTTTGGTGAGGAGGTGTAGCATGGCTTTTTACATAGTGAAACTTGAAGATGGTGTTTGGCTTGATAAAGGCGAAGGCGACCCAAGCAGGACTACGCTAGAGAAACACGCTAGCAAATTTGAAAGTCTGATTAAAGCAAAAGCAGCATTAAAAAAAGCGCGTGAGTTTAGCCCATTTGTTAATGCTAAAATTGTGAAATATAAAAGATGGCAAAAATAAGATTTAGGTTCTAACTCGTTTTTAGACACCTAAATAGGTGTATAACACATTTTTAATTTTGCAAGTGTTTGTTTTATAACAAAAATATAAAACAAACACACCTACAGTTATATATATAGTTTTTAACTATTAAAAATTAATACTTAATAAAAATAATTGTTTTTATTGAAAGATAACGTACTAACTATTTTTGATAGTATGTAATAGCCTTTACTGGCAAAAATTACGGATAGGGCCTGCAACCCGAAAGCGGAGTCATTAACCGTTTCCGTAGTTCCCACAATAATGACAACCACCAATAATGTAGGTGACATAATGACAGAACAACAGGACGAATCCGTCCGCATTAAATCCCCATACCTAATACCGCTAGATGAACCTGTAATGCTTTCCTTTTCAGGCGGTAGATCAAGCGGATATCTTCTTTCTAATACACTGGAAGTGAAAAGCGGACAGCCTGCTACGTTGAAAGGGGAGCTTTTTCGGCCGCAACGCTTGTTAAGCACATGGAAGCGGGAATCTTGCTTGCTAAGAGAGCAAAAATAATATGAGCAAATACCGAAAAATTGATGTACGAATTTGGAATGACGCAAAATTTCGTACACTATCGCATGATGCAAAATTAATATTTTTCCTTCTGCTAACTCACCCAAACATGACAGCTTTAGGGGCTATGCGCTCAACATTAGCAGGACTTGCGGAGGAGTTAGATTTTGACTTGGAAGCCTTTCGGGAAGCCTTTCGGGAAGCCTTAGCGAATGGTATGGTTAAGCATGACCAAAAGGCTTGTTTAATAGCCTTACCTAACTTCATTAAATACAACAGCCCCGAGTCACCAAACGTAGTTAAAGCATGGGCAAATAGCCTTGACCTGCTACCTGAATGCTCTTTAAAGAATGAGGTAATATCCTTATCTGCAAAGGCTTTGAAAGGCTATAGCAAAGCCTTTCAGGAAGCCTTACCTAAAGCCTTTGTTGAAGCATTGTCGAAGGGTATGCCTAATCAGGAGCAGGAGCAGGAGCAGGAGCAGGAGCAGAAAAACAACAACAACAGCGCGAGCGCGATTTTTGAAATTTCTCTAGAATGGAAACCAGTTGAGCCAAGTTTTAGCGAGTTGTTAGCCAACATGGAAATCCCACTAGCCAAGCACACACCGAAAGCCCTGAAGGATTACATTCTGAACTGCAAAGCTAAAGACCCTTGCAAGAAAAATACACAGGGACAATGGGAGTTATTTTTTGCGAAATGGCTGCAACGTGAACGTGAGCAATCACCGCCACCAACACCACAGCAGCCAAAGAAACCAAACGAACGCCATGTTCAAGGCATCCCAATCAGCGAAATTAACGCCAAAGCAAGGCCAGGGGAAACCGAGGACGATTGCGCTAAACGCTTGAAAAAACAGGGTTCAAACAGCGATAAAACGCCATATGTACCGCCAAAACTCGCAGATGACCGCCCTATGGTTGAGATTTTGGCCGAACGCGAAGCCCTTAAAAAACAAAAATCAACGGAGTGAGTCGAAGATGGTCGCATTGGAGTGGATTTGCTACGGAATTATATTGGTTTGTCTCTTTTCTTTCGTGATGATTGCTAAACATCATAAAAGACAGCAAGTCGCAATGATTGCCAAACGCACCAAAATCGCCAAGAAGGGCGACAAAAGTTAAAAGATGTGGATTCTATAGGCTTGCGTAAAACACAAGCCTTAAACGCAAAAATTGAGATATTGAAATGACAAAATTAACAGCACGCGAGGCGAGAGAGTTAATCGCTAAAGACCGAAAAGAACGGGCCAAGCCAAAACGGACTATGGAAACGGTTGTTCGTGGTAGTCGCCATGCCTCAAAACTACCGCCAGCCGAAAAGGTGGCGGTAAATAAATTCGGCAATCAAGTTTGTTATGCTGATGGCTATATGTTTAAATCAAAATTAGAGCGTGATTATTATTATGAGCTTAAAATAAAATTACGCGCTGGATTAATACGGAATCTATTATTACAACAATCGTTTGTGATAATGGATGAGATTACTCTCTATGGCAAAAAACAAAAGGCGAGACATTATATTGCTGATTTTACTTTTTTTGAAGATGATGCAGATGGCAATAGTTGTTTTGTGGTGGTCGATACTAAAGGAAAATTAACACCTGAATACATATTAAAACGCCATGCAATGAAATTGCGTAATAATATTGAGATTCGTGAAGTTTATGCAAAGAAGGGGCGATAGGGTTATGAATGAGCGACATAAACAAGTATTAGAGTTGCGCGAACAAGGAGTTACTTTTAGAGCAATAGGGAAGTTAATAGGGGTGTCTTATGGCAGAGCTTACCAAATTTATAAAATTGCTAAAGAAAAAATACAACAGGCAGACCAGTGGGAGTTTACCGACGGGCAAATAGCAAAAGCTAAATTACAGCCGCCATTAGTCATTAATAAAATAAAAACGGTGTAGCGGATGGGTGAGCACATTTTTGATGGGATTATCCGCGCACCCGTCAACAGCACAGCGGCAAGGGTAACATCTCAAAGAAATGTACAACTTGACGATGACTTAACGCCACATCAAGTACAAGAGCGAATTATTTATCTTGTCGGCCAGCGCAAAAAAATTGGAGCAGAAATTGGGATAGTGGCGCGAGCACAGCATGACAACATCATGTACCGCGCAAACCGATACCCTAACTTCGTCAAAAATCATCCTCATGCTGTAAAGCTAAAGGAGTGGGTGAGGATAGGTAAAGAGATGGATAGGCTAAATAAATACTTAGCCGAGGAAAAAGCAAAGCGGCGAGCAGTGGCTCAAGAGGAACAACGCATAAAAGAAGCACTAAAGGGGAATGTATGTACTACGCGACACGATGGATAACGCTTGAAGAAGCAAAACTTTTGTATCCAGATTATCCAATTATTAAAACGGTTAAAGTCACACCGCCACCGATTAAATTACCAACCGAATTAACCCACGGCCCTAAATTTAACCGTGGCAAACGAAAGGTAAAAAAGTGGTAATAAAAAACCCTCATTACGAGGGTTTCTTTTTTCTGTCAGTTTTAATTGGTGGCGGCAATAAGCATGGCATAACTATAAGCAAAGCCAATAGCGAACAACAAGACATAAGATAAAAACGCTTTCATTTTGAAGCCTCTCTCAATAAGAATTTAATCGCCTGTGCATTGCCGCCGTGAACAGCAGCGAGAGCATTCAAAGAAGCCAAAATATCAGCCTCAGTGTCAGGATTGATTGCCAAAGGCACATGCACTACTTTTTTAGCATACCGCGATTGTTTGGATTCTACTTTCATAAATCACCTTTAAAAGCATTGCGACAATATAATCATAAAGTAAAATATGTTACTGGTAAAATACTTTACCAAAAATCTGACGAACGGTAAGTTAATGTCCATTTGCTAACACTCGCTATGTGCGCTATATTTTGCGAATGTTCGGTAGCTCACAATAACGAGATCAACACCATGACTATTGCTATACGAAATTGCCCCGTCAAACTCCCCCTAACACTGCTAAAACCATTCATTAAAAATATTTCCTTCATTGCCGTCCACTGTTCTGCAACACCACCATCAATGGCCGATATTGGCGCAGTTGAAATTGATAGAATGCATCGTCAGCGTGATTTTTCGTGCATTGGTTATCACTACGTCATCAAGCGAGACGGCACGATCGAGCGCGGTAGGCCTATTAACACCATTGGCGCGCATATTGAGGGATATAACTCAGTCAGTCTTGGAATATGCTTGATAGGCGGCATAGACGATAAAAATAGACCCGTTAATAATTACACCGCCGAACAATTCATTGCCCTCAAAGAATTAATTCTCACACTACAGCAAACGCGCCCATTTGCATTAGTGTTGGGACACCGTGACTTTTCCCCCGATAAAAACCATGATGGCAAAATCGACTCAAAGGAGTGGATGAAAGCCTGCCCGTGTTTCGACGTGCGCGAATGGATGATAAAAAATCACATCCCCGTTCAGGAGCAAAAGAAGCCATGAGTAAATTTAGCATTGCAATAAAATGGATTAAAAACCGTTTAGCAGAGCCATCTACTAAAAGCGGTATAGGTTTAGCATTGACGATAGCGTCAACAGCAATGCCGCAATATGCCATCCCATTAAATTTGGTGTCTTTGGTGCTAGTAGGGCATTTAATCGTGGTTAAAGAAGCAGGTAGTCCCGATGCAACTCCACCAAAAAAAGAAAAAGAATAAGGATTTAGTCATGCCTGAAAAAAATCCTGAAAATTGGGTGGTATTATCTTTTATTGCAAAATGGATATTTGAAAATTCTCAATTGCTCGCATCGTTTGCGCTATCGTTCGTAGTAGCGGTATTGCGAACGATAAAAGAAGGAAAAGTCGATTTAATTGAAGCTAGTCTTTGCGGTATGTTGACACTGGCAAGTTGGTCTATGATTGAGTACATTGGTTTTCCACAGAAAATTGCAATATTTGTCGGTGGCATGATTGCTTGGCTTGGGACGGCGTGGTGCAAGAAGTATGTTAAGTCGATGTTATTGTGGGCATTAACAAAAGCTGGATTGATGAAAGAGAAGGATTTTTAGAATGGCAGGAAAGGCTAAAACCACAGGAGGATTAACGCCGAACATGGAAGTGTTCGCAACAGGTCTTGCCAGTGGTCTGAGTCAAGCAGAAGCGTATCGGAAAGCCTATCCTAGCTCGCTAAAGTGGGCAGATAAAACAGTATGGGAACAAGCATCCGTACTGGCAAAAAATAACAAGGTTTCCACAAGGGTTGAGGAATTACTCGCAAAAGCGTGCGAAGAAAATCAAATCACGGTTGATAAAGTTTTAAAACGTATGTGGGATATTGCCACGGCAGACCCAAACGACATAATGCAATACCGACTTGAGTGTTGCCGCCATTGCTATGGCAAAGACCATCATTACCAGTGGCGAAACGAAGATGAACTCTTTAAGGCCGAACAAGAAGCCTTAGCGGATAGAGATGACGCTGAACAGGCGCAGGGTAAGCGCAAAGGCAAACGCTTTGAGCCATTGCGCGAGGTTGAGATACCGCACGACCTTGGCGGCTATGGTTTCGACCCATCATTATCACCGCACGCTAAATGCCCAAATTGTGACGGCAAAGGCAAACCATCGGTATTCATTAACGATACTCGTAGGCTTAAAGGCCCTGCTAAAGTGTTGTATGCAGGCGTTAAGCAGACAGCGCAAGGTATAGAGATAAAAGTACACGATCAAGCGGCGCATTTACTCAGTGTTGCCAAACATCTAAATATGTTTACTGAAAATCTCAATGTAAAAGATACGACCGAACACCCAATACTTTTATTGATGAAACAAATAGCTGAAAGGCGCGGCGTTAATGGCTCATCTTTGCCCGTGGTTGAAAATCCCCCCGATGATGATGAGGAGGATGACTAATGACCGCTTTCGCTGCATTGCCAAGCGATCCAGCACTACTTAAAGCCGCGTTAGATTTTGGCGATAAACTACTAGACCCTTGGTGGCGGATAACATCGGGCGAACTGTACAAGATTACGATTAAAGGCGATGAGGACGGCGATAATCTAGTTATCCCATTCAAGCCTAATCGTGCTCAAAAACGGTTAATGAAGTCTCTATGGCATAGAAACATCATCCTAAAGGCGCGGCAATTGGGTTTTACGACACTCATTTGTATTTTGTGGCTAGATCATGCCCTGTTTAATGCAAACGTCCGTTGTGGCATTATCGCGCAGGATAGAGAAGCAGCCGAGGCGATATTCAGGGACAAGGTTAAATTTGCTTACGATAATTTGCCAGACTTATTGCGAGAAGCGTTTCCGCTCAAGAAAGATAGCAGCAATGAATTATTGTTCAAGCACAATAATAGCTCGCTCAGAGTAGCAACATCTCTACGTTCAGGAACGATACATAGATTGCATGTTTCAGAATATGGCAAGATATGCGCGAAGTTCCCCGACAAAGCCGACGAAGTGATGACAGGTTCAATCCCGACTGTGCCAATGTCAGGTATTCTAGTAATTGAATCGACAGCCGAAGGACAAGGTGGTCATTTCCACAAGATGACCAAGCGAGCCATCGAGCAGCGTGACAAGGGTAAAAAACTCAACCATAAAGATTTTCGTATGCACTTTTTCGCGTGGTGGAAAGAACCGGGTTACAGCATGGATGAATCCGATGTTGTAATCACAAAAGAAGATCATGATTACTTCAACAAACAAGAATTAGCGACTGGCGTTAAGTTAGATATTCGTCAGCGTGCTTGGTATGTGGCCACGCGAGACAGTGAATTCGCAGGCGATGAGCAAAAGATGTGGCAGGAATACCCGACTACAGAAGAAGAAGCATTTCAACAGTCTGCCGAGGGTTGCTATTACACCAAACAATTAGCCTCAGCACGCAAACAAGGCCGCATTGGTGCAGTTCCATACGTTGAGGGAATTCCCGTCAATACGTTTTGGGATATTGGCAGTAGTGACGGAACTGGTATATGGCTGCATCAACGTATTGGCGCACAAGACAGGTTTATTGGGTACATCGAGGCGTGGGAAGAACCATACAGCTACTTCATTAAAAAGCTTCAAGATTTGGGTTATGTGTGGGGACATCACTACGTCCCTCATGATGCAGACCACCAGCGACAGCAACTCCATGTTGTAGAAAGTCCAAAAGATATGCTATTCAAAGGCGGATTACGCGGCATCATCACTGTTGACCGCGTAACAGACATTCAACACGGCATACAAATGACACGTCCAGCGTTTAGCACCTGTTGGTTTGACGAGACTAATTGCAAAGCAGGTTTGGCCCACCTCAGCAGCTACAAAAAAACGTGGAATAAAAATAACGCTTGTTGGGATGAGAAGCCTTCTAAAGTTGGTGGTCACTCAGAAGCAGCAGACGCATTTAGGCAATTTGCACAGGGCTATAGAGGGCCAAGTGCAGGACTATCAAAAAAATCTACTTCAAGTGGAAACTGGAAAACAGCATGACATCACCATTAATCATCCCTGAATATCAATCTAATGGCCAAGTGACGTTCGGAGAGCAAGGATTCGAGCAAACATTACGCTACGGTCTTGAGATGTTTGTGCATAATATGCCGTGCCAAGACGATCAAGGCCGACCATTGCACTACGATTACCCACACATGATCTTTGGCCGCGTCGATGAGAAGGGGAAGCGCGGCTGTCTGTCAGGTTTTGCTCTTAACCACGCAAGCGTCCTGAACATCACCGCAGGCTATAAAATCGGCGAGCATCGTATGCAGCCGATTGAATTCCTTGCCCAGTGTATCGGCTATGACTTATGGCCAAATGGGGCGATCAAAGAGCATGTCTTTTACATCGCTGATGTTATTTCTAAATACCTGACAGATGTTTTCAACACAAAGCCCGAAAGCATGAGTGACGAAGCAAAGAAAATTCACAATATGCTTGACCGTTCAGGCTTACAAATCATTGCCGATGGCAAGGTGGTACTAGATGCGCGATAACAACCTTGCTGTGCTTAACAGCGATCCCGTAACAGTTGCCGAACAAGAGCACTTAACATGGCTTGAGGGCGTGTTTAGTCGTGAGTTGGTATTGCGTCGCTACAAGATGCGCGAATCATCTATCGACGAAGCCTACTACGACAATGAGCAGTGGTCGGAAGAAGATAAGATGGTGCTTGAAGAACGCGGACAAGCCCCATTAGTCTTTAATGAAACCCGTGGTGCAGTTGAGTGGATTCTTGGTAGTGCTATCCGTGGTCGCACAGACTGGAAAGTGTATGGCCGTGGCGTAGAAGATGCAGACCATGCCGACATTAAGAACAAGTTGATCAAATACATATCTGATATTAACCGTGCAGGGTGGCAGCGTAGTGCCGCATTCGCGGAGTGTGTGAAGTCAGGCGAAGGCTGGACAGAAATCTGCATAGAAGCCGACGATTTTGGCAAGAATCAAATCGTTTTCAGGCAGGAGTCATGGCGCAACATCATGCTAGATAGCTCTAGCAAACGCTTAGATATGAGTGATGCGCGTTATGTTATTCGTAGTCGCATCGTTGATATTGATGATGCCGTGGTGTTATGGCCGCAACATGAGTCCATGCTACGGTCACTGGCGCGTGAACGGACGGTCTTAGAGTTAGAGGTTCGCTCAGAATTAGAGGGACTAGGACAAGGCAGTAGCTACGAAAACGAGCAAGGGTTTATGTCTGCAAATGCCGCCATGATGATAGGCAGTCGCCCTGCTATTCGTTTGATTGAGGTTTGGTATCGTAAAAATAAACGTGTTGACGTGTTGCATAGCGAACACGCACAGATTGACGGCCTCACATACGACCCGAAAGACGAACAGCACGGCCAATGGCTGCAACATGGCTATGCTACCAAGGCCAATGTGCGCCAACGCCAAGTAAGACTATCAGTCTTTACTGCTGGATTCATGCTGTCAGATGAGAAAAGCCCATACAAACACAATCGCTTTCCCTTTGTTCGGCGCACAGCTTATATCAATGCAGCAACAGGCCAAACCTACGGGGTTATTCGTTGCGTGCGTGACATTCAAGACGACTTGAACAAACGCCGAAGCAAAGCACAGTTGATATTCAGTACACGCCGAGCGATGGTTCAGGATGGCGGCGTAGAGGATATGGACGAGTTTGCCGAGCAACTAGCAAAGCCAAACGGAATTATGCTTGTCAATGACATTCAAAAAGTAAAAATAGAAGAACAGTTGCAGCTTGCCGAGTCTCAGGTACGCATGGCCGAACAGAATAGCGCGTACATTCGACAAATTAGCGGTGTGACGGGTGAGAACTTAGGCTTACAAACGAATGCTACGTCAGGCGTTGCAATTGATGCACGGTCAGAGCAAGGAACGATTGTTACGACACCACTGATGGACAACAACCGACTGGCGCACCAACTAGAAGGTGAGTTGCTATTGTCGGTGATTGAGCAATTCATGGATGAGCCGATGCAGTTCCGCGTGCTTGGCCCTACTGGTGATCCTGATTTTATCAAAATCAATGACGGCACAGCCAAAGGTGACATTACCGCGTCCCAATGTGACTTTGTTGTTGACGAGGAAAACTATCGCGTTAGCCAAAAATCAGCGATGGCCGAACAGTTTAGTAAGATTGCCCAAGTATTCGCGCAAGCTGGACAATCACAGGTTGCAGCAGCGTTTATGGTGGCGGCACTTAACCTGCAAGACATACCAAACCGTCAACGCATCATGCAGCAAGTTTACCAAATGACAGGCCTCCCCGATCCGAACGAGTCCAAAGAGGACAAGGCAGCACGCGAGCAAGCGCAGGCACAGGAAGCGCAAGCACAGGCCGAGTTAGCTAACCGTAAGGCTCAGGCCGATGTTGCCTTGATTGAGTCTAAAGTGGCAGATATGGCAGCTACAACTGGCCTAAAAGAGAATCAGGACATTCAGCAGAAGCTAATTGCGCTAAAAACTGCTATGGAGGCGAGTGGGTTATTGCTACAGCAACCACAATTAGGCATACTCACAGATGACTTACTCAAAAACATAACGGGCATTATCGCAGCCGAAGAACCTGCAAAGCCTGTTAGCGTCAATTCCGTACAAAACAATCCGAACCAAGCGACACCTAACCTACCCGATTCCACGGTGGGAACACAGCCGCTTGCTTCTCCACCTGTTAATGAGGTTCAATAACATGGGCGTGCAAATCGAAAGTTTAGATACCCCTCCTTCAGCCGAAGAACAGGCTTGGCTTGATAGCTTGAATGAGGAAGAAAAAGAAGTGACAGTTGTTGAAGCGACTGATGATGAAGTGTCAAATGTTGCCGACGACATTGCTGGTAACGTTTTTGTCGATGGTGAAGAAGTCATAGAAGAAGATGATACTACCGCCACCATCAAAGAAAAAACAGCCGAAGAATTAGCGGCAGAAACCGCCACCAAAATTGATGACGCAGCCTCCGCCACGGTTGAAGAATTGCCCGAATGCGAAACGATTGAAGCATTGGCCGATGAATTAGTCCTAGTCAATGCCGAGCTTAAAGAATCCAGCGATAAGATTGACGAGTTGAGCGATAAGCTAACCGAAAAACTGACTAAGCTAGAAGAATTAGCCGAAGCCTTGGATGATGGCATCATTGGTGATGGCAAGTACAACCTAGAACGGGTTAAGTTAGAGGCCGAGATTGCCAAGCTAAACACCGTTATTGATAAAGAAACAGCCGCAAAGTCAGAAATAGAAACAAAGGCGGCAGACTTAAACAAGAAAGTTGAGTTAGCTGAACAGGCACAAGAACAGCAAGTTGCTAAATTACAGCAAGAATGGGTAGATGATACCGCCGCATTTTTAACACTACCCGAAAACGCCATCTTTGCTAAAGACCCCGAAGCCGAAAAAGCCATTGCCGATATGGTTGGCGTTATTCATCGTCGGGCAGTAGCGAAAGGTATTACATTAAGCAATGCCGATGTGTTGAGTCAGGCACGGGCAGCAGCGAGAGTGATTTATCCAAGCATTCCAGAGCCGACGACCAAAGCCCATATCACTAAAGAAGGCGTGTCGGTTAAGCCAAAGAAACCAGCTCCTCCTGTAACATTAGGCGGAGCAGACAAGGCAGTTGATAACGATACTAGCCAGGTTGATCCGATTGAGCGTATTGACCGTGCGCCACGCGAAGCACGACACAAAGCCTATCGTAATATGACTCGTAAAGAAAAAGACGTATATTTAGGGCTCGCGTAATGGGTAAGGTCTATCACAATGCTCAAGTCGGTGACTCGCTACTGATAGATGGCCATAAAATCACTATCATTGCTAATCCTAAGCGTCATGTGCGCGTTCTTATTGAATCGGATAGCAGGGTAGAGATGAAAAAAAAACAACCGACAGACAGCAGGGCGCAGCAGTGCCATTCATTAGACAACACTGAGGTGTAAATTATGAGTGCCACAAATATTCCATTTGGCAGTCCCCTTGCAGTAAAACGCTTTTCAACCATGCTCTTTGAAGAAATGCCAGCGATGTCCTACTGGCATTCGTCGTTTATGGCCAATGAAACGGCTATGGCGCAATCCCCTGTGCAGATTACCGACGACTTGAAGAAAGGCGCAGGTGATACCGTACAAGTCTCGCTACGCATGAACCTTATTGGCGATGGTGTTTACGGTGATGATTGGTTAGAAGGCAATCAAAAGCGTTTGAGCTACTACACTGATAGCGTCATCATTAACCGTGTTCGTTGCCCCACTGACGCAGGCGGTAAAATGTCCGCACAGCGTACTGTGATGAATATGCGTAAGGACGCGAAAGAGCTGGTAACGCAATGGTGTGCAGATTATTTAGATGAAAATTTCTTTTTCTACTTAGCAGGTGCGCGTGGTGTCAACACTGCTTGTATTCTTAGCACTGGTTATGCAGGCGTTCAGGATACACAGGGCTTTGTTGCTCCTGATTCATCTCACCAGTTCTATACAACCAATGCAATCACCAGTGCCGCAGGTTTAACTTCTGCCGACAAAATGACCTTACAGGTTATCGAACGTGCAGCCGCTATTACTGCAACGCTTGGTGGCGGTCAAACTGGCGTGCCTCCTGTTCGTCCTATCAAGCAAGGCGGTAAGGACTACTACGTTTTCCTCATGCACACCAACCAACAGTACGATTTACGTCAACAAGTTGGCAGTAATTCGTGGTGGGAAATGGAAAAAGCCTTGGTTACAGCGAAGGGCAAAGAAGCCGAGTTGTTTGCAGGTGGATTGGGCATGGTCAACAACATGGCTTTGCACGTCCATAAAAAAGTGGTTCGCTTCAATAATGCGGGTGTTGGCTTTCCAAACGGGTCGGTCGAGACGGCTCGTGCTTCTGTTATGGGCGCACAAGCGTTATTGGCCGCTTTCGCAGGTTCAGGCGTAGGTAAAGACCGCTATAGCTGGGTTGAAACCTTCGGCGACTTGGATAAGAGCCGCGCCATTGTGACTGCCGACATGATGCTTGGCATAAAGCGTCCTAAGTTCAACGGCAAAGACGTTGGTTCTATTCACTTTGACACTGCCGCTGCTGACGCCTAATCGCGTAACAGGCATGGGCTAGGCCAGCAATGGCCTAGCTTATTAACAAAAAGCTCTTGGAGTAAATTTATCATGGCTAGTAAAACCGTTAGTCACGCCCGTTACGCAGAAGATGAAATTGTCCCCGATTCGTTTGGCAGCTCAGGAGATGTAAACGAAGTTGTTTTATCGTACACGCCCAGCGCTACCATTACGTTAGCTCAGAATGATACTTTAACGTATTACCTTGGCCGACTACCCCCAAATATGCGTATCACCGATATGCGTTTAATCTCTGATGCAATGGGCACTGGCGTTAATGCTGTTGCGGGTATTTTGGAAGATCGTGCTACAGCATGGGCTACCCAAACTACTACCCCAACCGTCGAAACCGCTTTTATTTCGTCCTCATCCGTTGCTTCTGCCATTGCTACTATTCGTGCCAACACACCAGCAGGTCCACGCCTTGCAATTGATGAAGTGTACGATAGTGCAATCGGTATTCAACTGACTGCTACTGATGCGGGTGGTGCGTCCATTACCACTGCAAAACGCATTGACTTAGTGGTTCGTTATGCGATGAAAAACGCAGGCGATTAAACCACCTTAGCCGCCCGACATGGACGTTGGGCTTCCTAAACGGCGTAATAACCGTGCGCTGTTTTAATCCTTAGAGATTATCGACTATGAAAATCCGCTGCAAAAATCAAAGCCGCCCGAAAAATACCGTAGTCCAGTTTGGTCGTAAAGGCAAAGCGGGTTACGTTGAATATGAATTCAAGCCTATCGACCCTAAATTTCCGCGTGAAGATGCTGCTAATCCTCATGTGTGTGAAGTGCTTATTCCAGCACACATTAACGCGCTATTAGCTGTTGAAGATGCTTATGTTGAGTACAATGCTGATGCAGGTATTGTTGATGAGCAAGACGACGACTCAGGTGCAGACCCAAAAGAGCCTACCAGTTTAGCCAATGAATTTGACGACTTGACTAATTGGGATGCCGATAAGATGAATGAAGATGACCTTCATCGTTTTGCTCAAAAAGTTTTGCAGGTTCATCCGAAGCAGAAGAATGGCATTATTGCGTGCATGAAAACTGCATTGGGTATGAAGAAAGTTAATGAAGCAGATACTTGCCAAGCATTGTTGCGCCAAGCCGCGTCGAAGATGATTACACAAGCCAAGACATTGGCCAAAGAAGCTGAAGCACGCGACAAAGCAGAAAAAGCAGAAGCTCAACGCCGTAAAGAAGCAGACGATAAAGCTGTTGCAGAAGCTAAAGCCGCAGAATTGGCGGCAGCTAAAGCGGCTAAATCTGACTAAAGCAGCTAAATTTAAAGCGGGTTAAAATCATGCTATGTAGTGCAATCTTAAACACTGTCAGAACGATAACGAATGACCCCAACGATGTGGTGTACTCGCTATCGCAAAAAGAACAAGCCCTTAATGAAGCTATTAGAGCGGTTTCACTACATAGACCCGACTCTTCGGCAACCACTGCTAATGTAGCGTTGGTTTCAGGAACAAAGCAATCGCTGCCAAGTGATTGCGTTAGGCTTATCCGTGTTGTTAGAAATAAAAGCGGCTCAGGTGCAACTACCACTGGTAAATCAATTCGGTTAATGGATTTAAACAGAATTAGCGATAGGGTTGTTGATTGGCATAATGTAGTTGGTGATGATGTTTTAGAGTATGCGTACGAACAAAGCAATCAAAACACGTTTTGGGTGTATCCGCATATTGGTTCATCTGTAAATAAGTTTGTTGAAGTTATCTATCAGCGTTCTATTCCTGATGTAGTTTCTGCCGACACCTTTCCTATTAACGATTTGTATTCCGTTGCTGTTAAAGAGTGGATGCTGTATTCATTATGGAGTAGCGACAACGAGCAAAGCCCGAATTATCAAGCAGCACTAAAAAAACAAGAGATATTTTTTAATCTTCTTAACGTAAAAGGGGCGACCGATAAAAATTCACCAAGCGATGAAAAATCAAGAATTACTTAATAAGATAAGGTGATTTATGCTGTGTTCAGTTATTTTTGATGATGTGAATTATATTATTGACGACCCTAATGACGTTAAGTATTCATTGCAGCAAAAAATAGCAGCAATGAATAATGCGCTACAAGCATTAGCGACCTATCGCCCTGACGCATTCATATTTACTGGCCCTGTTGCATTAACAGAAGGGACATACCAAACACTGCCCACAGGTGGTGTTAGATTGGTTTCTATCTCGCGTAACCGTGGTGCAGCAGGTATTGGAGCAGGACGTGCTATTCGTTTGGGCGATATTGACATCAAGGATGCAATTAATCCCAATTGGCACACCGCCACCGCACAATCACCAGTTCAAGAATACTTTTATAATCCATTACGCCCGAAAGAGTTTTTTGTCTCTCCTCCTTCCCCGATAACGCCAGTAGGATACGTTGAAGCAACGTATGTTAAAGAGCCGATAGCAATAACAGCTAAAAATGATGAATTACCAGTTGATGATTTGTATTCCCCTGCGTTGCAAGAGTGGATTCTTTATAAGATTTTTGGTGGCGATGATCCACAGTCTGTTACATACTCCGAAGCGAAAGATCATCAAGCTACATTTTTCAGTCTATTGCAAATTAAATCAGCCTCGGACATTGGTGTATCTGCTAAACCGAAGGGAGCGCAATAATAATGGCCTCATCATTATATAGCGTATGGCTACCTAGTATTTTAGTAGACGTGCCGACTTGTTCAGTAGACATGGTTAATGAAGCTGTCCGTGACGTAGTGATTGATTTTTGCAAGCGCACTAAGGTTCTACGTGTTGATGCTGATCCGTTTTATACAGTAATTGGTGATTCTAGCTACACGCTAACTCCACCGTCAGACACACAGGTCATTGATGTGTTGACGCTAAAATATAATGATAGCGTGATGATACAGCCGCAATTGCGCGAAGAATTAGACCGCCGCATTCCCAATTGGGCAACAAGAGAAGGCACACCAGCCACATTTTTATCAACGAGACCAGGTGATATTGTCTTTGATAGCATTCCGCAAGAGGTAGTTATTGTTCGTCCGTATGTTGCAGTCAAGCCATCGCAAACATCGCAAGGTGTTGATGAGTTTATTTTTGAAGAATTCAAAAAAGACATTAGGCATGGGGTCTTAGCTTTTTTGTTTTCGCAACCCAATAAATCATATAGTAATCCAGCATTAGCCGCATATCACGAACAAACATTTGAGCGTAGAGTATCGAAAGCAATCACGAAATCTCAAGCTGGATATAACAGTAAAAAACAATTCAACTGTCGGGCTTATACATTTTAGGAGCAGTTATGTCTCTTTTCGTCCTCACTGTGTCTTTGTCGGCACTCGGCCTTAGTGTTGTTCAAAATGCAGTTGCACTAATAGTAAAAAATAGATTTTTAGTGTCCGAGGCATATCCGCCAACTAATGATTTATACAAGATCAAAGCCTTAACGAATGTTAGCGGCATTGCTACGTTTTCATTAGAGCCTGATGATTACAGCACATTTCATACCTTGACTATCTATGACACCGCAGGAATTCAAATACACGAACGTGTTTTTTCAATGCCTGTTAGCAACGTCAATATAGAAGATACGACAACCGATACGTCTGCAATGGTAACGGCGGCGGCAAGTGCAGTAATAGCAACACAACAGGCGGAACTAGCAATAGCAGCAGCAGCAGCATCAACTGCAATAAAAAATTTTGCTACATATACTGAACAAATGGCATATGCGGGGACTTATGTAGATGGACAAAAAGCAGATATTTTTGGTTATCTCAGCGCAGGCGATGGCGGATTTATCACTATGTTTTGGAGTGCAGCAAGTACAGCTACGCACAATGGTGGGGATGTTAGAAAACCTACAGAAATAATAGGTGCAGGACGCTGGCTTTCGCTTTATAAAACAATGAACTTAGAACAATGGGGTATTATTGGTAATGGCAGTACAGACTGCACTAATCAATTTAACTTAGCTGCTGCTGCTGCTATTGCTGGTAATTTGCATTTAACTGGAACTGTCGGCAAAACATACTTTTTTAATTCTGCTGATGTAAATATCCGAAAAGTTTCGTGCGATTTTACTAATTCTAATATTTTAGTTGGTGGTGGATTTAAACTTATTTGCGGTGGCAATGCAGGGACGGGTGATAACGTCACCCAAAAACTAGGTCGTGTGACTCGTTCGGGTGGGGCTACAGCTACGCCTACAATTCGCTGTATTGGGGCGAAAGACCAGAGCATTTTTGTTCGTTTCACTGACTATTTTCAACTCTATGCTGATAGTACAACCGCAGTTTATGCGACAGATTATAGCAACGGTTACTCCAGTTTTTACTTAGATTTTTGCATAAAATTAGAATTGACCAATAATCCAACAGGGACAAAACCGCTAGATCAGTGGAATAATGAAAACTCTTTTTGGTTAAAACGTACTACAACAGTTATTATTGATGGCACATATCCGCACAATAATAATCATTTTTACACTGGCGGCTTGGAAGTTGGAACAATCACGATTAACAAAGGCACTGCTAATACGTTTCATAATTTGCGTTATGAGGGTGGCGGTACAATCACATTTGCAAGCGGCACGTACTCAAACAAAGTTTTTACATCGAACCCGACAACAGCTAAAAATGATTACGATAATGCTGTGCCAGCAAACATTGTTATTACTGACAACGGGGTAGGCAATGTTGTTATGCCTTACTCGCATATCGCTCAAGAGCGTATTCCTATCGTCAATGTCAACACGCGCAACTGTTTGACTTTTAGTAATGTTGTGGGCAGCACTAACTTTGCACGCGCTCCAAACTTTACATCTATTCGCGGTGTGGATGTTCAGGCATACGGTATCAACCGATTTACTAGGGCAAGCAACAAGATGGCTTTCGATAGTCCTTATATCCCTGTGAGTGTTGGCATTGGCCTTAATTTCAAAGCTTCACACGCTTTATTTCGCCCTCGTATCGAGATTTTTGATATTAACAAAAATCGCATTACAAATGAGAACGCATCCCCTGCTAGTAATTATATTTATCTGCAAACAGATAGCGGATTTATATGGACGACAGATAGATATATTTTTAGCTCTAATGTTGCAACGTGTTCGGCAGTCGTAAAGCACCAAGATGTTGCCTTCGTTAAGTTTGATGTGATGATGGGTAGTGCTAGTACAGATGTCGGGTTCGATGATTTTGCAGTAATGTTAGTTACAAATAAAAAAGACCCAAGAATCTTCAATGGCAGTGCAATGCAGTTTAGAACTCCTGCTTCTGCTTCTACTCCGATTATCGGATTTGCTGCTGAGTTGGGTCAACAAGTCTCTAAGACTGCTGCTGCTGGCTCATGGAATTGTGTATTTTCTCTTGATACAAGCCTTGCTGCTGATGGGGTTGCTTCTACTTTAACACTGAATGTTACAACAGTGACAGGTATTACAAGTGGGGATATTATTGGTATTCAGTTAGATGATGGTAAAGCTCACTGGACAACTGTCAACGGCACACCAGTTGGTAACGTTGTGACTCTAGCTGTTGCATTGCAAAGCGCGGCAGCTATAAATTCGCGTGTCGTTGTTAATCGTTGGCTTTGAATAAGGCAGGATTAAATGCGTATAAAACTAGCAACACCACTTATAGGCGAGTTCCCACGTTACGCAAATGTAAAGCTCCCTGACAATGCAGCAGTAACAGCGCAAAATATGCGCTTGGATAGTGGTGTGCTAAAGCCTTTGAACAGTTATACAACAGGCGCAACACTAGCTCTCACAGGACACAACATCAACTCTATCCACTTGTGGAAGGTAGGCGGCAATGCATATTGGTTGCGTTTTGCTGATGCTGTTAATGTCATTCGTTCGCCTATTGCTGACGATAGTTATAGTCGCATTTACTGGAGCGGCGATACTCGTATGGGCGGTGCGCTTTTGTATTCTTATGCTGGAGCAGTCAATGCAGTAACTGGCGGGGGAGGAACAGAATACCCTAATAATTATTACAAGCT